GCAAATGGGACGTAAACGAAGAGACGAGTATGTTGATGGAGTTTTAAGAGTACCCTTACCATCAGCAGACCCAAAAGCCTAAGGAGGGCATAAAACATGACAATAAATCAAGCAGTCTGTGCTTCCTTTAAACAGGAGTTGCTAGCGGGAGATCATGATATTGATAATGATACAATTAATCTCGCTCTTTATACAAGTTCTGTAACTTTAAATGGAAACACAACAGCCTATGCTACAACTAACGAAGTTGGGGCATCAGGAACATATGCAGCAGGTGGAGCAACTCTAACGAGTCCAACCATTGGCTTAACCAAAACAAGTGCAACAGCTTCAACAGCTTTTGTGGATTTTGCAAACGTAAGTTTTACTTCTGCAACTATTTCTGCTCAAGCAGCATTGATCTATAATAGATCCTCAAGTAACACAAATGCAGCTATTGCAGTTTTAGATTTCGGTGCAGTAAAGACATCAACAAACGGTACATTTACAATCGCATTTCCAACCAACGATGCATCAAGTGCTATATTAAGATTATCTTAATATAGGAGGTCATTACCATGGCAGATGCTTGGAATGAGGGCACGTGGGGTCAAGGCTTTTGGGGACAGCAAAGTTCTGTAACTGTAACTCTTACAGGCGTATCTTCTACCACAGCATTAGGAACAGCGTCAGCAATATCTGATGTTTCTGTACCACCCTCACCTGTTACACTTACATCTGCTTTAGGGACACCTACAGCTGAACCTGAACATGTAATATCCCCTACAGGTGTTTCATTTCAAACTCAATTATCTGGTGCATTAGCTATTGAGGAAGGTGCTGGAGTTGTTTTAGGTAGCTTATCAGTATCTTTTGCAGTCGGTGATGAGTCAGGATCTGGTACAGTAGATGCAGGTTGGGGAAGATCTACATGGGGATCTTTTGCTTGGAATGAAAATATAGAATTTATAACTAATGTAAGTGGCGTAACAATGGCCACCTCATTAGGCACTACCACACAAGAAGTAGGAACAGGTGTAATAGTATCTGTGACTGGTCTAAGCATGACAAGTGCCTTAGGCACAACATCACAAACAGGCACCGCGGTAGAAACACTTGACAGTTTGACAATAGGAGCAGCTTTATCAGGAGCTTCAGGTATTGTTGGTGAAGGTAATGTAGGAGTTATAGCTCCTTCAGATCAATTAGACTTTGCAATCGGTACTCCTGTTATTGAGATCTTTACACAAGTAGATCCTGTTGGTGTTTCTGCAACAGCATCATTAGGAACTGCTGTAGCAGAGGCTGATGCACTAGTCACATTAGGTAGTTTATCTAGCAGTTTCTCACTAGGCACTGAGACAGTAGAGGTTGGAACGGGTGTTATAGTGAGCGTTTCAACAGTAGCTCTAACATTTGCTGAAGGCACAGAAACAGTAACAGGTGGTGCTATAGTAGATATTACTGGATTAAGCATGACTACAGCTTTAGGCGATACATTTAGTACGCCTTGGGCTAACGTGGTTACAGGTGCAACTAATACTTGGACAGAGGTAAACGCAGCATAAAAAGTGTTGCTTGGGTAACAAAAAAAGATATATTTTAGAAAGGTATAAACATGGCAAGTACATTCACATCAAGATTCAAACTCGAAAAAATGGAAACAGGGGCTAACGCCAATACCTGGGGTACAAGAACTAATAACAATTTAGACGTGGTTGACGCTTTTGGTGGCGGGTATATTGCAAAATCTGTTGCAGGTTCAGCTGATGTTACACTCACAACAGGTGATGCAGATTCTACCACAGAATCAGCAAACAAAGTTATTGAGCTTACTGGTGCACTTACTGGTGATATTAAAGTATTGGTTCCTGCCGTTGAAGGTGAATATATTTTCTTCAATAATACATCAGGATCACAAACCCTAACTATTGCTGCTACAGGTCATACAGCAAACGGTATTGCTATAGCACAAGGGGCATACTCACATGTTTATAATGACGGTTCTGCTAATTTTAAAATGTACAATGCAGTTGATAAATTAGGTGCAACAACTTTTAAAGGAGATGCAACAGCTGGTGGTGGTAATATTATTTTACGAACAAATGGTGCTGTTACCGCAACAACTTTTGTTGGTAGTGGTGCAAACTTAACAGGTATTGAAGCTTTTCCTTCAGGAACTAAACAAGTATTTTATCAAGCATCTGCGCCTACAGGTTGGACACAAGATACAACAGCGGCACTTAATGAAGCTGTTATGTCAATTGTAACAGGATCAGGTGGAGGTACTGGTGGTTCTACTGCTTACTTCTCATCTTTCTTAGCAACCACTAATAAGACAGCAACAGAAAGTGATGCTACAGTTACAGGTTCTGTTTCAGGAACAGTTGGCAATCATACATTGTCAACACCAGAGATTGCCTCTCATAGTCATACAATAGGTGCAGGTCAACCTCAAAATACTCCTCCAAAGCCAGCAACTGTTGCATATACTTGTGTTTATGCTCAGTGTACCAATATTAGTACTAATAGCGCTGGTGGAGGTGGTAATCACTCTCACCCGTTTAGTGGCACCTTATCAAGTGCAACTGTAGATGTATCAGCTACCGTTCCTGCAGCAAACGTTAAATACGCAAACGTAATTATCGCCGCAAAAGATTAATGCCAATATTCGACCCTGATGGGACGTGCCCTCTTCTTAAAAAAAAGTGTATAAAACATAGATGTCTTTGGTACAATATGCTTCAAGGCAAGCACCCACAAACAGGATTAGATGTTCAAGAGTGGGGATGTTCTATTGCTTGGCTTCCTTTACTTTTAGTAGAAAATTCATCAAAAATGACAGGAGTTCAGGCTGCCACAGAATCTTTTAGAAATGAGATGGTAAAGGGACAAAACGTAATGAATAACATTTTAGCTGCTAATCCAACAACTAGACAAGAAATGAAAAATATTGGTAGCATTTTTCAAAAAATAGGTGATCATCAAAGAGCTTTAGAAAACAAAGACCCTGATTCAGAGGACGAAACTGTTAGACAATTAAGTAATAATAAGGTAAAAGTTAAGAAGAAGCCTAAAAAGGCGACAACTAAAAAGGTGAAAAAAAATGGCAACAACAGTAAATAACACAACAGTTCAAAGCAGGATTACTATAATTTTTGATGCTGCCGGCCCTTTAGATGGAGATGGCCCTGCAAAAGGCACAGGTAACACTGAGTCAGATATATATTTAGATAACAATAAATATTTTAATATTCGATCTCATACAGAAATAGATTCTAACATACATGCTTTACAATGGGATGCGAACACCAACACAGGTCACATTGAATATACAGATAATAGAGATAATGACTCTATATCCTCTTTACCACAGTGGGCCACTAATGTTGTTATTAGAGTTGAAGCTCAAAATTCTTGGTTGTCTGCTTATAATTCAACATATAGTTCAACTTATGATGCTCATTCTGATGCGGGAGCAGAGGATGATTCAGCAGCAGTGACTGCTGCAACCACAGCTGCAGATACAGCCGCTAATACAGCTAGAACAGATTATTTAGCTGCACACAGTATTACTTACTAAGTAATTTGTGTATAAATAAATGAAAGAATATATTTTAGAAGTCAAAAAAATAATACCTCAAACTTTTTGTAAAAAAATTATTAGTTATTTTGATAATAATTATGAAGATGCTGGAACCACTGGTAGTGGTGTTAACAAAGATATTAGAAATTGTTTAACAAGATCCTTACTGCAAACAAATTCTTTTGGAGAGAAAATTTGTTTAAATTCAATTAAAGAAAAAATATTTCAGTGTGTGGATCATTATAAAAAAAATCATCCTATAGATATAAAAAAGATATCACAATTAGACCTACTAAGATATGACGCTAATGAACACAAAGCAGGATATACTTTCCATGAAGACTTTGGGCTAGATTGTAGTGAAAGACATTTATCTATTTCTATTTGTCTAAACAATGAGTATGAAGGAGGGGAATTTGTTTTTGACATATCAGGCGGACATTATACTGTACCACAAAATGTTGGAGATGCTGTAATTTTTCCCTCTAATTTTATGTTTCCTCATCAAGTCAACAAAGTTACAAAGGGCACAAGATATGCCTTAATAGGTTGGGTGCTATAATGCAACCAATTTTTATAAAAGAGTTTTTACCAAAACAAATTTTAGATCTTATTTATTCTTATACGATTATTAAATTTTCAGATCAGAAAAAATTTAAACATGATTTACAAACTAGCTCTATTGTAGGTGAGGTATCAGACTATTTAATGGAAACGTTATTAGCTACAAGCAATCCTGTAATAGAACAAAATCTTAATAAAAAATTGTTTCCTACTTATTCTTATTTTAGAATTTATGACAAAGGGTCTGATTTAAAAATACATAAAGATAGGCCATCCTGTGAATATACTGTTGCTCTTTGTTTAGGTGCTGATCCTGTTGATAAGCCCTATGAGATATTTATTGGTGAAGAAGATGAAGAATCGGACTACAAATATTATGATAAAGATGGAAAGTATAATAGATATAAAATTCAACATAAATTTTCTATGTTACCAAACAATGCCCTAATTTTTAAAGGTATAGAAAAAAAACATTGGAGAGAAACATGTCATCATGATCACTTTATGACAGTTTTTTTACATTATGTAGATCAAGAAGGTCCTTTCAAAGAATGGAAATTTGATAAAAGGGAGATGTTAGGGACTAAAGATAAATATCTCAAATGACTAAATCTCAGGATCTTTACATTCTACTGGGAGGTATTGGAAAAAATATTTGCTTTACAAGTTGTATCAATCATTTAGGTAAAATAAATATTATGAGCCCATGGTCAAAAGTTTTTAAAAATCACCCTAATGTAAATTTTTGTTATGATCTTGAGTTCAATCCTATTATAGATAACACAAATTTTTTAAATAAATTTAGTAATGTTATTTTAGTTGAGCCTTATGATCCTTATTTTCTTAAAAATAAAATTCATTTAATTAAAAATTTTAGAAGATTATGTGATGTAAATACAGAAGAAGATATTTATAATGAAATATATTTTACAGAACAAGAAGAAGATGAGATACAAAATATTGTTTCTACTCTAGAAGATTATGTATTAGTTCAATTTATAGGTAGTGATGAAGGCCAATGTGAAACAGATTTTGTAGGAACAAGAGGATTAATAAAAAAACAAGCACAAAAAATAGTTGATATTTTGAATTTTGATTTAAAACTTAATGTATTAAATGTTTTTTCAACAGATGATTTATTATCTAATACAGCTAAGATAAAAAAAACAAAACTTGATTATATGAATTATGCACATCTTTTAAAATATGCTAAAGGTTTTATTGGAATTGACAGTAGCTTAAATCATATGTCTGCTAATAAATTTTGTGACACAAAAGGTGTGGTGCTTTGGAATGACGAAAATGTTATTGAAAGATTTTCATACAATAAAAATATTAATCTAATAACCAATACCCCTCGTGTAATGCGCTTTGATGTAAATAATATAATAGATAATTTTAAGAAAATTGTTGGATAAAATGTTTGAGTTAAAAGAATTACAAAATACTAATTTAGAAATCTCTGAGGTAAACTGGTTTCCAACGACTGTATATTACACCAGATTAGATGATGCATTTATTGACAAAATCGAAAAAAAAGTAATGAATGACAAAGGTAAGCACTATGAAAAGATTGAAACTTTTTCAAAATGGTTGTCTGAAACACAATATGAAGAAATAAAAGAATTGTCGAACCATATATGTTCTGTAATTTTACCACAAATAGGACAAAGACAGAATTGGAAATATAATAATTGGACATTAATAGAGTCTTGGTTAAATCACTATGAAAAAGATGATTGGGGTTGTATGCATCAACACTTAGACGCTGATTATGCGGCTATACTAATAATAAAGCCAGGAGAGGGTAATTTAATATTTTCAAGATCAGAATTTGTTAGAAAAGAAACTAAGGAATATGAGTCCATACATAACGAAATTATTAATGAAGCAAAAGGAACATTAATTTTATTTCCGCCATATCTTTATCACGGTATAACTAAATGTAATAAAGAACGTATGACTTGGGCATTTAATTTAAAAAATTCAAAATGATTGAAAACCTACAAAAAATTACGATAAATAATAATGTATTTTTAAGAAAGTTTAATGTGCTTAGCACTGAAGATCGATTATTAATAAAAAAAAATATCGATTGGGAATTAACTAATAAGCCAAATTTAGTTTCTTTAGAGCATCCACATCAAACTGACCCAGATATTTTTTTTAAGTATCAACACACAACACATTGGCAAACTCTTCATAAGGCTTTTTCAGAAGTTGCAGGAGATTTATTACTAAAGACTACTTGGGCAAATTTATCTAATGAAGACAATCGTTATGATTGGCATAAACATGAAAGTGCTAAACTTACTTGTGTTTATTATCTTATTAGTCCTCTGCCAGAGTACGGAACAAGACTTACAAACGGTATCAACTTAGAGGCAACAGAAAATTCTATTTTATTTTTTGAGGGACTAATAACCCACTCTGTAACAAACATGCCTCCAGTATTAGCCAAATTCAATCATAGATATTCTATTGTTTTTGATTATATTGAGAGGCAAAAGGAAGAATAATGATAAAACCAGAAGAATTAAGAGATCAAAAATTTAAAATATTTTTAGGGATGCCAATGTATGGTGGTTTATTAACAGAACCAACAATGCATGGTTTATTAGAATTACAGAGTTGGTCTGCTCAAGCAGGAATTAATTTGAGATTACAATCAATGGGAAATGAGAGTCTTATCACAAGAGCCAGAAATACTATTGTGTCCATGATGATGGATCAACAAGATTTTGTTGCTACACATCTTTTGTTTATTGACGCTGATATAGGTTTTTCATGGAAAAATATTGAGAGGCTATTATGCGCTGATAAAGATGTGGTCTGTGGTATTTATCCAAGAAAGCATTTACACCTTGAAAAAATAAAAGGTATTTTAGAGAAAGAGCCAAACATATTACCTGACGATTTAGAGGCAAAATGTTTAGGATATAATGTCAACTTTGATGATCCCACTAACGTTACTGGAGAGCATGGGTATTTTAAAGTCAATGAAGCAGCCACTGGTATGATGTTAGTCAAAAGAGAGGTCTTCAGAACAATGTTTAAAAAATTTCCAGAGAGAAAGTATGAAACTGATCAGATAGTAAATGGTAAAACTTATAAATCAGATAATTGTTATGATT